CGCCCGCGACACTTATCCGCCCCCGACCCCGCTCAGGGTCACAACCGCGAGGCTTTCCTGACTGCCCCGCAGTCCCCGCATCCAGCGCATCCCCGGATCAATCGTATAGACACCGGCCAAGGTGATGGCCGTGAGATCCGACCATACGGTGATGGCCGCCGTGAACCCGTCTTCGTGACTGGCTTGGAGGGTAAGACGGGAGGCCGAGGTGGTACTGGTGGCTAGGGATACTGCCATTTGCCGCAGATCCACCACACAGTAGGCCCCAGCAGTATACGACGAACTATTGGCACTGGCTCCGTCAAAGAAGTCGTGCCTAATAGAGTACGGCATGATTTGTCCTCCAAGGGTGGGGACCGAAGTCCCCACCCCCGTTAAGGCAGTTTACCCGTTACTCCGCAGAACGATGTACCGGCAATTGATCGCCACGTTGGACGCAGCCGCAGTAGACACGTTCGAGTAATTGAACGTGATCGTGGAATTGGCCGACGCATATGCCTGTAACACCACTCCATTGGAGAGGTTGCTCGGTCCAACGAGGATGATATCCCCCAGTTGAACCACGTTGTCTGCTTTCGTGGTGGTCGTGGACATCGTTGCCGCAACTGTCGTCGCCACGATGGTCGTACTGGACCCGCTCACAAAGGTGAGCGAAGTCGTGGAATTGCCGATCCCAAGATTCAGGACCCGCGCATTCCCAGTAGAAATTGCCGATGCCGATCCAAGGGTACTACCAACTGTCAGCGCCCCTGTCGTCACCGCTCCCAACGTGGCAGTTCCGATCACACTCACCGTGCTTCGGAAGACCGCCCCGCCTGCGAACGAGACATCCGACCCCGTGAACTGTTGGGTCAGGCCAGAGCCCAAAAACTCCGTATTGACCGTCATGGTATCCCCCTTCTACCGCTTACGCGGCTCCAGAGGTTCCGTACCAGTCGTACCAGTCCAAGTGACCGAGCGACATGCCGTGGACGGCCTTGCGCTTCACGACTTCCTTGTCCCAGTCGTCTTCCTGGCCCGTGCGCGTCCCGGCCTGGGTATCCCAGTGCCAGAGCGTGCTCATGCCATTGATCAACTGGCCCTTCACGAACCACGCATCGGTGTCCGTGAGGTAGGGGCTGACCAGAATCTCAACGGCCCCCGCCGCCGCGTTCACTTCATTGTTGATCGTGCCGGGCTTCAACTGACTCCGCAGCAACTCCCGCGCCGTCATCTCATCGTTTGGATGGATGATAAGCTGTTCAGGGAAGCTGATGATGGGACGGCCCCGATGGTCCACCCAGAGATTGAACTGGATGAGCGCATTGTAGAGCGCCGTGATACCGAGGTCCGCATCCGTCGAGGGCTTGTTGGCCTGGGCCGTGCCCCCGTCCAGCCGCGTATGGGCCGTGGAGAACAGAGCGAGGCTATCGAAGCCCGTCGCCTTGAACCCGTACCCCGCGTTGTCCGTGGTCGCAAACCCGGAGTTGAGCACCAGATGGCGGGCGACTTCGAGGTCGTCCATGGCAGCAATCTGGAGGTCCCGTTCGAGCTTTTCGATCTCGCGGAACTGATCGTGGTCCAGCATCTCCTGGGTGATGGTATACCCATTCGCCCGGCGGATATGCGTGAACTTGATTTCCGACCCGCCAATGGGATCGGTGTACGAGACTGCCGCACCCTCGGCCTTGACGTTGAACGCGCCAAGCCCGGTCCGGTTGAAGTATGTCTCGCTCGACTTCTTGCTGACCACCGACTTCTGGAAGAAGCGATCCCCAATAACGGGGCGTCTCCGAAGCGATTGGTCGTTGCTGATCCCCGCCAGAATGGGCTCTAGCAGGGACGTAAACTGTGCGCGATTGACAGTCATAAGTCCCCCTTATTCCTGGGCGAAGATCTGAACGGAAGCGTTGCTGGCGTAGAGGCCGACGAAATCCTGCAAGAACGTCACCCATACGCTCGAATCGTTCGACAGAACCGTGGTGCCATCCTCGCGAGGTACAATCGTCACCCGAGGCGATGCCTGCGAATCCACGTCCAGTCGGAGGTTGTTCCCGGACTTCTCGATATTGTACGACTGCCCCGCCGAGAGGATGGACGCAGTCGCGTCCGTCTCAATCTTGGTGGCGAACACGGTATTGGGCAGAATCTTCTGTACGAGTGCTTTGCCCGCATACACCGAGTTCGCGGCGTCGTGCAGGGCAATCCCCACCAAAGCGGTCGTATCGCTGTCAGCCTCAATCAGCGTGCGATCATCACTAAAGGTGAGGGGGGCTCCCTTTCGGAAGGTGGCCGTAGACGAGATCACGGAAACAAACGTCTCGAACGGACCCTTGACGTAAGAGAAGCCATCGGCATAACTGGTAGCCATGCGGCCTCCTTCAACAATGGGTTGAACGACGGAAGCGCCGCTACCGTGTAGCCGACGACCTTCTTACTTCAGTTGACAGTGGGACCAGCGTGGTCCCCACCTTCCCCCGAAGGGAGGGCGTTACTTCTCGGCGTCAGCCTCAAAGATTGGAGACGATGCCCCGCGTCCTTGCAGCCCGAGTTGGGCGTTCAGGGTCGCCGTCGCATCCTCCATCTTGGCCTGTGCCGCTTCGGCCATCGCCTCACCCTTGGCCTCGACCCGCCTGCGATGCCGCTCCGCCACCTCGGGCTCACGGTAAAACAGCGTGTACTCGTTCAGGCCAATGGTGCCATCGGGCCGTACTTCATAGCCAGAGTTCTCGACCGCGTAGCCGAGCGATTTGGCCATCTCCACCGTCAGTGGTCTCCCACCCCGGGCGCGTTCCTGCCGCTCCTTGATCTTGTAGGGTTTCCCCTGAAGATCCTGGGTCACCACCGCTTGCAACCGTCCATTGATGGGGCGGGGTCGCCGTCCTTCTCGGACATCAATCTCCCGCTGCATACGCTTATCACTATACCCGGGCATGTAGAAAGCGTCCTGCTCGGGGTTGGGCTCAATTAGGGACCTTTCGGTCGCCGTGACCATCACACTCCTGGGCCGTCCGGGACCACGTTTCGTGGGCTCCATTAGGACTCCCTCCGATAGCCAGCGCCCTTCACACTCTCCACGATCACGTTCCCTCGTTTCGCGTTTTCAAACCACGCCTTCCGAGCATCCGGAAGATTCACGTCTTCCCCATAATACTTGCGGAGGAAGACATCCAGATCCCTCGGGGTGGTTCGATTCCGTTCCAGAATCGCCTGATACCCTTCTGGTAACTGGGAGAAGTCTACACTACTTGGGTCGGTGAGCGCAACTCCTCCATCTCCACCAGTTACCGGCCTGAGCGTTCCGGAGGCCATCCGCTCCTGAATCCGCTGCTCGGCCAGTTCATTCGCCAACTCGCTGGCATGACGGCCCCGCACCAGATCCACCACATACCGGATGTTGTCGAAGGTCTGCATCTGGACGGGGACGCGGTTAAGCTCCATATGGATTTCCGGTCCAAAACGTCGGAAATCGTCGCCATACCGCTGCTCGGCCAGAGCCTTGGCATTGGCCGCATTCGCCTGCGCCATCTGCTCAATGACCGGAGCAAACTGGTTCTGCTGCACCGTCCCCATGGCCCGATTAAAGGCCGCGTTTGGGTCCGTCAGCCACTCATCGTTCGATGGCTGGGTGGACTGGGGGGTAGGCGGTACATACGGCTGTCCATACGTCTGGACTGGTTGCGGGGGACGCTGATTACTGGACAGCGTCCGATACATCTGATCCGCCAGCGTAGCCGCCTCCAATGGGGTTTTCCCGACCAGATAGTCGGGGATACCAGGCCCTGCCGTGTACCTGAACCCGGTGTCCTGGGCCCCACTACTGATAGTAGTGTTCGGAGCCCCAATGCTTTGCGATGTCCCGGAGTCCGTCGCCGTTGCGCCGGTGTTCGGAAAAGTCATTCACAGCCTCCTGTCCCCTGATGATGGTTTCCAACAGGGTGTGGCACCGTCGCCACACCATCAACCGATGGGAGGCGGCAAACGCCTCCCCTTCCGTGGTTCTCGGGTGGCCGAGTTCCTGAACGTCAGAATCCGCCGCCCGCTCCAAAATCTGGAGCCATACCTTGTACCCCGGGTGCAGGACCAGCCCCTTGAGGTCCAGCAGGGCCTCCTTGGTTAGCGCCCATGGCTTGGGCTTGCGAGAAAAGAGCTTGAGCATTCGGGATAATTTCCTCGGGATTGGGTATATCGAACTGTTCCAGAAGCCGCGTCATCAATTCCTGCTGGCCGCCCAGAAGTTGCACGGCGAGTTGCCCAAGCGGACTTCCGGCCATCTGGGTGGCGATCTGTGCCATCTGGATAATCATGGGGGCCTGCTGGTTCACAATCTGCATCAGGGCCAGGAACGACTGCCGCTGAAGCTCCTTGTTGTTGGAACCGGACGTTGCGGTCAACTGGACGCCAATACCAGCCTCCACGGGCTCGAAGGGCATCATCAACTTCTCGGCAACGAATAGCCCCTCCGGCATCCCCAAGACCTTGGGGAGCAACTGAAGGTACATCTCCCGCTGGGGGTTCTCCACACTGGTGGACTGGAACTGGAGGTGCTGAAGAATCCGCAGTCCTACCTCAGACAATCCCGATGTTCTGAGGTCTTGGATGGACATGTCGAATCTGGTATTGCCCTCTTGGAGCAAGGACTGAATCGTGGTGGCCGGGGTACGGCTCGGGATCGAGCCCACGGACCCGAACTGAAGGTCCGTCACCCCTGTCCGCTGTTTGGCCGCCTCGAAAATCTGCCCCATGACGGCATTGATGTCGAACGCTCCCGGGTTAGCCAGGAAGATGGGCAGGATGTCCTTGGACGGGTCTTGGAGGGTCCAAATCTTGCCCGGGAAGATGGGCTCGTTGGGGAGGACATTCGCCCCCTCCCGTACCGCAAGCATCGGGGCGTTGGCAAAGAGGAGTCGGTCAATGTTGAAGTTGAGCAACTGGGAGGAGACGTTCTGGAACATCTCCGCCTGCTCCGCAATCCCAATCCCGTAGAACCCGTCACCTCGGAGATACCGGACCACGGAATAGGGCCGATACGGCATCCGAGCGTATATGGCACGCACGATGCTCAGGGTGGGGACGTGGAATAGGACCTCCACATCATCCTCCATCCCATTCCCCGTGGTATCGAAGCGGGCGTGAATCTCCCAGAGTTCCACGGGCCGCCGCCACGTCATGGCAAGCGAACTGTCCAGACTGTCAAGCATCTGGACCGTCTGCTCATGCTCGGTGTTGTTGGCCTCCTCCCATTGCTCGACCCTCTTGATGATGTCCTCGGTCACGTTGGGAGCGACGGGCTCCTGGGATTTGGCGAAGACGCGGAAGGCTTCAGGGCGGAACCTCTGACGTTCCCCGACCCACATCGCCCCACCTTGGGCATCCGGGTCCGGGGACCGCGACTCGGCGGGAAGGAGGAAGTTGGGGAGATGCACTTGGTCTACGGTGGGTTGGTTGACGGTACGGAGGAACCGGGTCCGCTGACCCTGCGCGTTGTAGCCAACCGTGGTCCGCTGCTCGAATCGCCACCCCGTCTTGTAGATGCCCGTTCCCAGCTTCAGGGTCTCCAGTAGGACGCGGTAGTTCACGTCGAACATCTTGAGGATATTGCCGTCGAGCCATTGGAGGGTGTCCTGCAACGGTTTCGTTACGTCCACCCAGCGTTCGTTGAGCGGGGAACAGGTCCAGAGGTTCTGGGGGGCGTGGACGGTCCGCATGTAGCGGGCCAAGATGGGGTCCACGTTCATGGCCACCAACGGATAGGTCCGTTTGGAGGCTCCCTCAATGGGGGTATAGCCAACCGCGAGGCTATCCGGAGCGCGGTAGATTTCGAGGTAGGTGCGCCACTTTTCTTCGAGGGT